CACACCCGCTTCCTTGTAAGGACCGCTGCAAACAGTGTAGCGGCAGTCCGCTCCGCGAATTCACACTCGCAGAGCAACCCATCGGAGGAACCATGGCAGGTTACGTTACTCAGAAGAGAAACAGGGCTAAACCCCTTGTCTCTTCCGTGAGACTGCTCAGTTCGGCTACGCCGGATGAAAGCAGAATCATTAACGTACCTGACCTACAGGAGACCTACTCCTTCCGGAGTGGGGTCAACGGTCCCAGTGAAGACATGTCCCTTGTAGACGACGCGAAGATCTTCCGATCCTCTCGCTCCTATTACGGGCCGTACGACACTGGCCATCCCTTCTACACCACACGCAGGCGCCTTACGGACATGAACTTCCAGAATGGAAGATTCATGATCGACGGCTATCGCGCGGGGTATGTAGACAGGGAGGTGAAAGGTCCACTGATCCTAACGTTGGCGAAGGCCAACATCGAAGACGTTCTGCCTTCGATCGCTCCGACTCCTCAGTCGGAAGTGGACAGGATGGGAAGCATCGCAATTGATGCTTGCCGGCCTCTCAAACCGGAGTCTGGTCTCGCACAGATGCTCGGAGAGCTCAAAGCAGACGGCTTGCCGGCTGCTCCGGGTGAGTCCCTTCTCAATAGAGAGGTCTCCCCCCGCGTTCTCGCGGGAGAGTACCTCAACACCGAGTTTGGGATTATCCCGTTGCTCTCAGACATCGTCAAGCTGCGCAACGCTGTGGCCAAGTCGGCCGCAATCGTAAGGCAGCTCAAGCGAGACAGCGGACGGATAGTCCGCAGACGATTCTCCTTCCCGCCGTCAGTGACCACTACCACCACGACATACCAGGTTCCTAGGAGCGTGGCATTGTACGGGTACATCAGTGATTACTGTTCGTCGGGTTCGTTCACTTCCCAGACCGTTACAGACGTGACTACTCGTCGCGTCTGGTTCACGGGTGCCTTCTCGTATTTCCTGGATCCAGGTAAAGACCTGGTCGGGAGGTTCAAGAGGTACGAACAGCTGAACAATCAGCTGTACGGTACTCGCCTCACGGCGGCTACCGTCTGGGAACTGGCACCATGGTCC